TTTCTTTTGATGGTGTTGCTATCTTTGTAGCTAACGGATTAACTTCTAACTACATTGTAGCTGCTGAGAAATCTAACTTATATTTTGGAACAGGTTTGTTATCTGATCAAAATGAAGTAAAAGTTATTGATATGGCTGACATAGATGGGTCTCAAAATGTTAGAATTGTAATGAGAATGACTGCTGCCGTACAATACGGAATTGGTGCTGACATTGTTCTTTACACTCCTGTAGCATAATTTAACATAAATAAACAATAAAAGGGCAGGTAGGTGACTGCTTGCCCTTTTTTAATTAATCTAATAAATACATAAAATTATGGCTTGCGATATATCATTAGGAAGAATTGAGCCTTGTAAAGACAGCGTTGGTGGCTTAAACGCTATTTACTTTGTTAATTACGGAGATTTAGGAGCAATCACTTACGATGTTACTAATACTGATGTAATTGATGGGGTAGCTGGAACACCGTCTGCTTACAAGTACGAACTTAAAGGAACATCTACATTTACACAAAACATTCAGTCTTCAAGAGATAACGGAACTACTGCCTTTGAGCAAGTATTAGAAGTTACCCTTAAAAAACTAAGTATTGCTGACCACAAAGAAATCAAATTGCTTTCTTATGGTAGACCTCACGTTTTAATAGAGGACAACAATGGAAACGTTTTTGTAGCTGGCTTAGAACACGGAATGGATGTAACAGGAGGAACTGTTGTTACAGGTGCTGCAATGGGAGATCTATCAGGTTACACATTGACGCTTACAGGAATGGAGAAAGTACCTTCTAACTTCTTAGGAGATACTATTGCTGCTGCTGGATTCACAGTTGTATTAGGAGCATAACTTATACTCTTAAACATAGTAAGGGTAAATTTAAGTACTCTTAAACATAGTAGAGCTAAGTTAGTTGCTATTAAACATAGTAGAGGGAGGGCAATAGCCCTCCTTTTTCTATTTATATACGTTTGTACTAAAACTAAAACAAAAACATAGGTTTTCAGTTATCATACTATGATAAGATTGTTGCCTAACACATTAGTTCAAACTATTGCCGTTATTCCAAGAGAGTTTCCTACTGTAGGCACTCCTTTTGACGACATCAGCTTGACTATAACTGAAGACGGCACTAATAAATCAGAAACCATTACAGGTATATCAGCTACTGTTCCAGATGTGAATAGTAATTTTGTTTATATGGACATTACTTTCTCAATACTTAGTGCAGAAAACGCTTACTACTTAGAATTCACAAATGGTAGTTCATTGTTTTACAGAGACAAGGCATACGCAAGCACTCAAGCTGATGATGAGGTTGTTCACACTATAAACGAGAACAAATACAATGAGTATGTTGGTAATGGTGATAATGAATACATAGTATTATAGTATGAAACACAAAATAACTAGAATAACAAACCTACCGCAAGAGCCTAAAAAGCAGGGATCTACTAGGGTTATTAATTTATCTGGATACCAAACTCCAGAGGTTAAAGAAGTCTACGGTAAGGATTGGGTACAATACGGTGAAAATAATGATTACTTTGATGGATTAATAGACAAGTATCTTGGTAGTCCTACTAATGCTCGTTGTATTAATGGAATTATAGATATGATATACGGTAGAGGCTTGGAAGCCTCTGACTCTGATATTAAGCCAGAGATGTACGCTAAGATGAAGATGCTCCTTAAATCAAGGGAAATGAAGAGGGTGTCTAATGACTATAAAATGCTTGGACAAGCCGCTGTACAGATTGTATATAATAAGCAAAAGACAAGCATAGTAAAAGTATTACACTTCCCAATGGAAACATTAAGAGCTGAAAAAGCCAAGGAAGGTAAGATCTGTGCATATTACTATCACCCTAAATGGGCTGATATAAAGCCAAGCGATAAGCCTAAACGAATACCTACTTTTGAGAATGGAGGAAAAAGTGATGTTATTGAGTTATATATATTCAAGCCATACAGAAGTGGATTCTACTACTATGCTCCAGTCGATTATAATGGATGCTTACAATACTGTGCCCTTGAAGAAGAAGTATCTAACTATCACATAAACAACATAAAGAACGGTCTTCAGCCTAGTATGTTGATTAACTTCAATAATGGGGTTCCAAATGAGGAGACTCAAGAACTTATTGAAAGAAAGATAATGGAGAAGTTCGGTGGAACTTCTCAAGCAGGTAAATTCATACTAACCTTTAATGAGGGAGTAGAAAGCAAAGCTGACATAGAGCCTATTCACTTGCCAGATGCTCACGCTCAGTATCAGTTCTTATCTGACGAATCAAGAGAAAAGATAATGCTAGGACACGGTATTGTGTCTCCAATACTATTAGGTATTAAGGATAACACTGGTTTTGGTAACAATGCAGAGGAATTAAGAACGGCATCAATCCTTATGGACAATGTTGTTATTAGACCTTTACAGCAAGGCATACTAGATGGCTTAGAAGACATTTTAGCTTTTAATAAAATATACTTAAACTTATACTTTGTAACCCTACAACCAATTGAGTTTACAGAGTTAGATAATATCTCTACTAAGGTTAAAAGAGAAGAGGAGACAGGAGAAAAACTGTCTTCTCAATCTGAGACTGAAAGCAAGCTAGACTTCTCTGATGAAGAGGGAGATGATATATATTCTCAACTAGAAGAGATGGGTGAAGTGGTTAGTTCTGATTGGGAGCTAGTGCACACAGAGGCTGTAACAGATGAAAATGAAGAGTTTGATCTTACTGCTTTAGCCGTAACTAAAAGCGATTCTAACCCTAATGCTGCATCTAATCAAGACAACACAGGATACAAAGTTAGATACTCTTATGCACCCCTTAGAAAGTCTCCTGACAGCAGAAAGTTCTGTACTCAGTTAGAGTCTTTAAGCGGTAAAGAGATTGTGTTTAGAAGAGAGGACATCTCACAGATGTCCTTCAGAGGATTAAATAAAGAATTAGGTCATAACAAGCAGAACTATTCACTCTTTAAATTTAAGGGAGGCAAGAACTGCCATCACTTCTGGGAAAGAAAGGTATACAAGAAAAGGGTATCTGCTGATACTGAGGTAGAAGCTTCAGATGCTGTAGCGGAAGGCTTTAAGGAGCCTATTAACCCAAAGGAGGTTGTTATTAGACCTGTAGATATGCCAGGAAGAGGGGCTTATCCTAAAACTAAATAGATATGGCACAGAAAGCACTTTTTATAACTATAAACGACTTAAAACGCAAATCCATAATAGATGGAAATGTTGATGGAGATAAGCTAATTCAATTCATTGAAGTAGCGCAAGATACTCATATACAGAACTACATTGGAGGTAAATTATATACTAAACTACAGGCTTTAGTAATCTCTGAAGAGATAAATGATGGTGGTAATGTTAAGTATAAAGACTTAATTGACGTATACATTAAGCCTATGCTTGTTTGGTTTACGCAAAGTGCCTACTTGCCCTTTGCTATGTATCAGATCAGCAATGGAGGTGTGTTTAAACATAGAAGTGAGAACTCTGAGACTATATCCGTAGAGGAGCTTAACGCTATGTTAAATAGAGTCAATGAGACTGCTGAGTTCTATACCAGGAGGTTTGTTGATTATATGGGATTCTATGGTCAGAACTTTCCAGAGTATAATGAAACCAGCAATGGTGAGATGTATCCTGATAAAGATGTCAACTTTCATTCTTGGGTGCTGTGATGGATAAAGAAAGAACAACATACAAACCAAAGGCTGAGAACATAATTAAGTTAGAGGCTTTCCTAAATAAGATAGAAAATAACAACAAAATAGCAATAAGAAACAATGTCAAATAATATAGATTGGGGAAAGGTATACTGCAATATGGAACAAGATGGCTCTTTTGGAGCCGATACACTTTGGAGTACTAATGCAATAAACGATATAGCTTCTCCTACTTGCTGGGTTACATTTAGAATATCAACGGACACTACGTCATACACAGCAGACACTACATTATTAACCGCAGATAGAACACAACTATAATAATACAAAACAATATAACATAAAACAATATAAAACAATATAAAAACTAAAATAGATAAACAATGCCACAAGAAAACATAAATATAGGAATAGCCAACCAAGGAAACGGAGATACCTTGTTTGCCGCTTTTACAAAAGTACAGGCTAACTTTGATGAATTATATGATGATGAACTATACGGTGAGGTTAATTCCGTTATAGCAGGAACGGGTGTTTCTGTTAGTTCAGCAACAGGAAATGTAACAGTTACTAATTCAGAACCTAACGCAACTCACACAGGAGATGTAACAGGCTCTGGTGCATTAACTATTGCAGATGATGTTATTAGTTATGCCAAACTGGGAGTAGAATTTACTACTACTGATGCGGTTACAACTGATTTAGCATTTGACGACCACCAAGTGTTTACTAAAACAATGACAGAAGACACTACCTTTTCTTTTAGTGGTGCAAACGTAGGGATGGTAAAAGACTTTATTCTAACAGGAGCATACGTCCCTTCATTTCCCGTAGGTACTAAACAAGTTGCAGGCACTTATGATGGGGCTGTTTCTAACTTAATCCAAATCGTAGCAATAGCAGACGCAGACTATTGGTTATCAGTTTCACAAGCACAATAAAATAAAGATATGAAAGCAATTTTAGTAAACGGAAATATAAAAACATTTGGCTCTATACCTAAAGTATGGAATGATGAGAATGGATTGCACCTAAACATAAAAGAAGGTTTTGGTTTTTTAGATGTTGTAACGCCTATTTACGATTCAAGAGTAGAGGAATTATCTGCTATTAAATTAGTAGGAGATGTTTATACCTACGATGTTATTGATAGGGTTATCGCTCAAACTTTAGCAGAATTAAAAACACAAAAAATAAGCAACTTAAAACACTCTATAGGAAGCCAATTATCTAAAACAGATTGGTATGTAATAAGAGAAGCTGATAGTGGAGAGGCTACACCTACAAATATAAGAGGAGAAAGAGCAGATTTAAGAACACAAAGTAATACAATAGAAGCAGAGATAAAGGCTTTAACAACTAAAAAGGCAGTACTTACTTTTGAGTTGCCTAACTTTATGCTTTAAATTATGGCTATAAATAAAAGATTAATAAATACTAAACAACAAGGCTCATCTTCTACAGCTAAATGGGTAGCAAGTACTTCTTTGGGTTTGGCATATACTACAGACGCTTCTGCTCTAACTGGTTGGACAGATGTAGCCATAAGCCCCTTTGGGGGTAGGGGAGAAGGACCTCCTTTGTGGAATGGTACCGCTTGGGTAGCGGTTGGTAGAAGTGGGTCTAACGACATAGCTTATTCTTCTGACGGAGTTACTTGGAGTACAACTGGTGTTGCGGACGGAGGAGGCTCTAATGTTGGCTGGAATGGCGATTATTGGCTTGTTACTACGTCAAATAGTGCTTATTACACAAGCGATGTAAACGGTGCTACTGGTTGGACAGAGGTATCAAACGGATTAAATGGAGAAACAGCTGCATCTTCTAATAATATTATATGGGATGGTACAAATTGGGTTGTTGCTGGGACTGATTTGTGGTATATTATTGGGTCAAGCCCCAATGGAAGTAAATCAACTATATTAAACCCTGCAGTGTGGGCGCAAGTAGCTTGGCAAGGACCTCTTGGAAACTTTATAATAGGCTTAAGGGATAGTTCAATGCTGGGATATTATATGACAGATGGAGATGGAACTGGTTTAACTTCTTCAAGCGGTTCTTTTTCAAGTGTACAATCTGGTTGTATTGCTACTTCAACTGGCGCTGCTCTAAGCAGTACAAGTAATAATTATTGGTATAGTTCTGATGGTTCCTCATACACAACAGGTAGTACTTTTACCTCATCTGGTGTATCGGCTAATTACAACGGAACAATAACAGTCGTAATTAGTCCAGCCACAGCTTCAATATTTATAATTACTGGGGAAAATATAAATCAAAATATACCATCTTTATCAACAACAAGCACTGGTATTTCTGGAACTTTTAGGGCTATAGCTTCGGATAATGATTACTACAGATTTATTTAACTATACAATATTAACTTAAATGACTACTTCTGACCTTAAAATCGCTTTTATAAATGTTATAACATTAGGCTTTAACTTTATGCAGATAGACATATTATTAAAGATATTACTAACAGCGGTTGCTATTGGATATACAAGCCATAAATGGTATTTAATGTATAAACGAAAATGAAAAATATAGTAGAAAGCTGGAAAACAACAGCATTAGGAATATTAGTCTTAATCGCTGCTATTACTTATATATTTATTGTACAAGATAGTAAGGTGTTTCAGTTTGCTATACTATTAATTGTAGGTATTGGTTTCTTATTTGCTCCAGATACTATCATAGATGGTTTAAGGTCAGTTATAAAGTCAAATAAAGATAAGAAGTGGTAATGTTTTTGTTAAATTTATAATATGGCAATAGTTTATAGACATATACGATTAGATAAAAATGAACCATTTTATATTGGAATAGGCGAAAACACACAAAGAGCCAAAACTAAAAGCAATAGAAACAATCATTGGTTAAACGTTGTGTCTAAAACAGATTATGAAGTAGAAATATTATTTGAAAACATATCAAGAGAACAAGCTATTAAAAAAGAAATAGAATTAATACTATTATACGGAAGAAAGGACTTAAATACTGGAACATTAGTTAATATGACAGATGGCGGAGAGGGTACAGTTGGATTTACTCACAAACAGCAAACTAAGGATAAGATATCAAAATCTCATATTGGAAAAACATTTTCAAAAGAGTCAAGAGATAAGATGTCTAAATCTAAAACTGGAGATTTATCTCCAACAAAGCAACAATGGGTAAAAGATAAAATATCAAAAACACTTACTGGTTTTATTAGAGGTTCATTTTCTAAGGAACATATAAAAAAACTAAGCGACGCAAAAAAAACAAAAGTAATACACATAAAAACAAATGTTATTTACGATTCAATAAAAGATGCTTGTTTTGATTTAAATCTTATACATCAAACAGAATATGGAAAAATGAAAAGAAATAGTAAAAACAAAAATTTTAAAGTATTAATTAAAAAATAGCTCTATTTAGTACAAATATGTATATATAAGCAATAAAAGGCATATACATTGGTTTAATATTACAAATATTTGCCAGATATTTTATTTACTGGCGTTAATACAACTAATATGCAACTAACAGAACACTTTAGTAAAGAAGAGTTTAATTCTAAGGATGGGGCAGCTATGCCCCAATCCGCTTTAAACAACATAAAAATACTAGCAAGTAACTTAGAGGTTATTAGAACAGAGCTAGGAGGTGTATCGTTAAACATTAATAGTGGGTACAGATCTAAAGCTCATAATAAGAAGCAGGGCGGTAAAACTAATTCGCAGCACTTACTAGGAAATGCTAGTGATTTATCATCCAAGCACAAAACACCCAAAGAGATTCAGTTAGCTATATTAAGGCTGATTAAGGAAGGTAAAATACTAGAAGGAGGAGTTGGTATTTACAATACATTTGTACATTACGATATAAGGAAAACTACTGCAAGATGGGACTATACAAAAGATTTATAATACTCTTAAACATAGTAGTAGTAATACTAATGCTTACATCTTGTGGTGCTAAAAAGAAAACAGTTACTAAGATAAGTAAGGTGTCTGAAGTTACAAGCAATGTAACGATAGACAGCAATATATCAAGAGTAGTCACAGATTCATCTGTGGCACTCTTAAACATAGTACTCTTAAACATAGTAGCCCTAGATTCAACTAAGCCTATTAAAATAATAGACTCCAACGGTAAGATCACGACATTCCATAATGTAAAGGAGCTGACATCCACTACGGATACCAGCATTATAAAGACCAGGATAAAAGAGGAGGAAAATGTAGTTATGACAGCTACAGCTGGAGTAACTACTACCATAGAAGAAAACATTCTAATCAAGGATAAACTAAAAATAGATACCACTATTATTTACATAGTAATATCTATTGTTGTATTATTCTCTTTGAGGAAATATATAAGAAGGATGTTTATTCCGTTTTAAATACTATTATTCCGTAAACAGAGTACCGCTATTTGACAGTTGCTGTCTCGCTGTTGGCTCGTCAGCTGGCACGATTTTGCTAGTCGTTTTACTCAATTACTTCAAAGGTACAGAAAATAAACCACAATGTCAAGCATTTTACAATAAATATTATTCTTATATGATGTTAATAAGTATAACATTACACCTTATATGTATAAGGTTTATTTTTTATATATTTACATTATGAACAAAGAAGAGGTCCTAAAGATAGCGGCAGAATACCAAAAGACTGTATTGGAACGTATAAACCAATTATTAGAGATTGATGCTATTCAGTATCAGAACTTAGGTAGTGAAAGCTCTAAGGCTGATAAGCTAGAGGTAAAAAAAAACAGTAGGTTCATCTATAGAACTATAAAGGACTTAGACATCAATACTGGTAAGTTGCTATTGCAACATCAAGATGGTTATTAGACGGTTATTAGACGGTTATTAAATGAGTATAAACTTAACTCCTGCGGAAGAACAGAACAGAGAAGGTCTAATGTACCTTACTTGGGATATGTTTGATAGTCCTGATATGCCAGGTAGTGGGCATAAGTTTATGGAGAGAGAGCCAGTATTAATTTTGGATCAGATAGTCAATAAGATAAAAAGGAATTTAGACATTACACTTGGATATACAAGTAAGGTATATGCAGATAAGATTAGCTTACCATCACAAGACTCCCATAGAGTCGGTAAGGCAATCAGAGTTAGGGTTCTAAATTCTAAGAAGAGATATGATTTTGTAAAGCATTTAATTCTTTTTGATATAAAGAGAATCGCAGTAAGCAGAGATACTGTTTACTTTGATACAGACAGTTTAAAAGAGCCGCACTTATATTTGTGGTAAAGATATTGAGTTTCCTTTATTTTGTTTTATTTTACTATTGTTATTTTTGTTATTGTTCTGGCAAGCCCCTCTTCTGAGGGGTTTTGCTATTTAATAAACTTATTATATTAAAAGTTATATATACCCGAGAAGGTATGATTTACAGCAAATTACGGCAAATTAACGTATATTATACCCGATAAGGTATTGTTTATAGCACATTAACAAATGTTAAAGTTTTGTTAATTAATTTAGCAGTCTAAAAAAGGTTTGTATATTTGATTATTAATAACAATTAAAACAAACATTATGAAACTAACTAAAGAAACTCAACAAGCCTTAATAGACAACTATTTTCCTGATGGTTTTACTTTAAAAGAAGCTAAAACATTTATAGATGGTTTGTGTATTGGAATAGAAATGAATCAACAACACTTAAAAAACAGAGAAAATGAAAACAATACTTAAAACAAACATTATGAAAAGTAGATACTACGATGTAAAAGAGATCACCTTAGTAGGAAGACAAGGTGGGAATTTAACAATTGAATTAGAAGCATATAACGATGCGTATAAGCTAGAGGCAATTACTTTAGATATTACAATATATGAGTTTATCAGTTGGTTTGGAAAAGAGGACATAGAACTTCTAAAGGAAAAATTAATAGAAGTAATTAAAACTAAATAATTATGAAACCACTAGAAAACAATCCAATAACAGGATATCCTGTTTACTCCAGAAAAGACCTAAGAAGCAAGCACCATAGATGTTTCAATGCAATTACATATTATACTGCTGATGCTTCTATAAAGATTAGTGAAGAAAACCTTAAGAAAATAGAGATATGCATAAGAATGAAGTAAAAATGGCAAGGCCTATTTGGGACTTATTAATTAACCCTATTACTGGGTTTAAAGTTGAAGATAGACGTAACGCTATGTGTCAAGAGGACAAGAACAAGTACGAGAAAGCAAGAAGACTTAGGAATAAACTAAAAAAAGGAAAGATATGAGTTACGATTTATTAAACTACAAAGAGGCTAGAATAGAAGCTTTGTTAAATAGAGTAAAGGAGTTAGAATCTAAAACAGAGAAACTTACTACATACATATTTGAGCTATGTGATAAGGACTGTCCTTTAGACTATAAAAGAATAGTGCAATCAGATGTACTTTCAGAGGGGTAGATACCTAGCTAATTGGATTTCATTAGCAGAGGCACTTGATTTGTTATACACAGCAAGTGCTTATGATAAAGAAGGTATGAATGAGTACTACAAGCGATTAAACGAAGTTCAATTCTACGTCAATAGTATGGAGATTGAATTAGAAGAAACAAAGCTTGAGTTACAACAGTATCGAATGGCATTTAATAAGTGCCTAGACAATAAGCAAGATAAGACTCAACATCAAAGGGATGCTGAGATAAAGAAAATAATAGTAAAATAGTTATATTATTATTATAATTAATGGATATTAATCACTACATTTACAAAAACAAAGTAATTTTATGGAAACAAATCAACAAGTATTAACATTTCAAGAGAAGGTAATTGCTCTACAAACAGAGCTGAAAGCACCTAAAAATCAGTACAACTCATTTGGGAAGTACAACTACAGAAGCCAAGAAGACATCCTGGAGGCTGTTAAACCATTATTATCTAAGTACAGTCTAGGACTTACTATTACGGATCAGATTAAAGAAGTAGGAGGTATTGTCTTCGTAGAAGCAAGAGCAATCTTACACTCAGAGGGTAACTCTGTTGAGGCAACAGCCCAAGCAGGAATTAACCCTGACACTAAAGGACAGCATATTGCACAGTCTTTTGGAGCTTCTAGCAGCTATGCTCGGAAGTATTCGCTTAACGGACTACTCTTAATTGATGATGTAAAAGATTCAGACTCAAGAGACAATAAGCAAGAGAACGCAGGAGATAAGTCTTATTCTCTAAAGCAAACATTACCATCACCAACTAAACCAGTAACACGTTTTTAATTATTATTATCATTATCACTATCACTATTAATTATCACTATTAACATTTAATTTATTTATTATGAGCAAGACCAGCACAATTTACGCACAAGGATTAAGATTTTTTAACGCTAGAGAGACTGCACCTGATTTTGTAAAAGGAACAGTAGTAGTAAACCTAAAGCAGTTCTTTGACTTTATGGGTTCTAAGGAAGTACAAGATCACTACACTAAGTTTGAGGGTAACAACCAAGTAAAGCTTAATATGCTATCTGGAGACAAAGGCATTTACTTTACTGTAGACACCTTTAAGCCGACTGCTTCTAAGCAGGAGACTGTAGCTGTAGAAAGCTCAAGTGACTTATCTTTCTAATAAAGTATAATTAATGGGGTGTAAAAGCCCCATTTTTTTTATTTAACTAAACGCAATCAAATGATACACGAAATTAAAATATATAACGCAAATAATAAATAAGATTCACAGAGGTTTATTGATAACCTTCTGTGGATATAAGAAATTGATTATCAATTAGATATAGCAATTAAAAATGACATTAAAACAAATAAATACATCAGACGAAAGGGAAACTCTTATGATGACAATGGAAAGTATAGAGCGTAGTCTCTATATTGACCCAAACGAAGAGATAGGACACCCTCCTGTTTCATTGAGCTTTGGAGAGCATAATATGGGAGGAGTGTATTACCCAACCCCTATAGCAACTTATGGTAACATAGTTTTTATACAAGCTCCACCAAAGAGCACTAAGACGTTCTTTGTAACATTATTGAGTGCAGCTTACCTAGGAGGTAGCTGCTTACCATATACCAAGGGTATAAAGGGACATAGAGGAGATAGATGTATTCTGCACTTTGACACAGAACAAGGAAGGTTTCACGCTCAGAGAGTGTTTAAGCGCACCCTAAAGATGACAGGGCTAGATAATGAGTGCTATCATACTTATGGGCTTAGAGGGCTTGATTATAGCGCTAGGATAAACTTCATTGAGTATTGCCTAGAGAGAAAAGTAAATGATCCTGGATTAGTTATAATAGATGGAATAGCTGATTTAGTTTCAGATGTAAACAACATAGATGAGTCTAATAGGATAATGCAAAAACTAATGGAGTGGACACAGAAATATAATTGTACTGTAGTTACAGTTATACATTCTAATCACGGTTCAGACAAACCCACAGGTCACCTTGGTTCAGCCCTAGAAAAAAAAGCAGAATGCGGGATACAATTAAAGCCTAACTTTGATGCTGGGTACATAGAGGTTATTGCAAAGAGAACTAGAAACTTCCCTTTTAGTAATTTCTCATATAAAATAGATTCAGCAGGACTTCCTACTGTGATAGACACAGAGGACTTATTTGATACTAAGAAATTTGACTAGACTAAAATTAGAGTTTGAACTTAAACCAGTACCTCACCAATCGGTGAGATTTACTAGAGCAGGAAGACCTTGGAAACCCAAGAAGATAATAGACTTCCAAAAGACTGTATCTAAGTTAGCGAAGGCTCAGCTAAGTAAGGGCTTTAATATTATTCCAGCAGGAACAGAGATACACATTGCGCAGCTAACCTACCAATACGCATACCTAAAGAGTATTCCTAAGAAGAAAAGAATAGGTAAATTATATAAGACTGCTAAGCCAGACTTACAAGACAATTTAAACAAGGCGTTTATAGATGCCTTAGAAGGAGTGGTTTTTGAACAAGACCAAAACATAGTAACAATAAACAATTTAGAAAAGTATTACGGAGACAAAGATTTAATAACCCTTATACTAGACTATTGATATTAGAAAAGCTTGCAGAAAACCATACCCTTTGGGTAAAAATGGTTGTCAATATGGGGTGTGATAAATACACCGCAGAAGACATAGTTCAATCAATGTATCTTAGAATACACAGACTTGTTACCGACGAGAAAAAGATAATGTATAACGATGATGAGGTCAACCGATTCTTTGTTTATGTCACACTCAAGAATATGTTTGTGGATTACATTAAAGCTAAAAAGAAATATACGTTCTTTGAGTATTTGGAAACTGATGATTTACAAGATGATTCAGATCTTGATGATTTGGAGTTTAATCAACAAGAGGCTTTTCATAACCTTGTAGACTCTATATCAACTGAGATATTAGATTGGGAAAGATATGACATTATACTTTCTTCTTTGTACTTTAAGACTAATATGTCTTTAAGAGATATAGCTAATGGATCAGGCATAAGCCTGACAAGCATATACAATTCTATTAAGAATTACAAACACGCTTTAAATATTAAGTTCATTGAAGATTATCAGGATTACTTGAATGGTGATTTTCATTTAATCAACCCTAAATCAATTACTAAATCAATCGATAAATCAAATACTAAGTAATATGGAAGATCATTATTATGAGTCTCTTGATAAGAGAAAAAAGGAGTACAAAGATTGGATTAAGTCCAGGGAAGAAGCTACAGCTTCTGACTCTATAGGTCTTGGAGACACTATAGATAAGATAACTACAGCAACAGGAATCAAAGCTGCTGTTAAATTTATCTTTGGCGAAGACTGCGGATGTGATGAAAGGAGGGATAAACTAAACAAAGTTCCACTCTTTAGATATAAGAAGATAGAGTGTCTTACTGAAGAGGAGTATAATTATCTGTATTCTGAAATGGATAAGTCTGCGAATGTAATTAGCCAGACCACTCAACTCAGAATGCTAAAGATATACAATAGAGTATTCAATGAGAAGAAGCTACCAACATCTTGCGGCTCTTGCTTTAAGTCAACTTACAATTCACTAAAGACTTTAATAGATGAGTACAACAATTAATACAGAGCTATGGAAAGAGGCGGATTTATTTGCTTGGCTATCAGATTACAAGTATTTAGATCTCGTAAAGAGCAAGAATCAAATGTCAAGATGGGATTGTTATTCTCCTACCTTTAAACATAGGATAGAGCTTAAATGCAGAAAGGTTCATTACGAAACCTTACTGCTAGAGAAGAAGAAATATGATGCTATGATGTTAGAGTCTAATAAGCATTTAGATACACCAATCTATATTAACTCTACCCCAAATGGAATATGGATGTTTAATTTGCTATTCATCAAAAGAGTATGGGAAGTTAACTACCTTAATCCTGCTACCACACAATTCTTAAACAGAAGTAGGGTGCCTAAAGAAGTTACTTACCTAAATATAAATGATGGAATAAAACTACTATGAAAAGTATAGAGCAAAAACACAGA